TGTCGACGATGCAGTCGTTGTCGACGTCCCAGAGGTAGTAGCAGGTTTCGGTGGTGGTGTTCATGATTTCCCTTTCGTTGGTTGCTTGTGTCTATAACTATACACACCTAATGAAGAAAGCGCAACTACCCACAACCAAACTCCCCCGGCTTACACTCAAAGTGCTCACCCATGTCATGCATCTCCCGAACCCACGCCCGAGGCTCACCAACAACCGGAGACCGAGACAACCCAACCTCCACACCAGGCACACCCTCACGAACAGGAAACGGCTCATCCTCCCAACCCTCACGATTCAACCAAGTGGCCGGATAGGGAATGAATTGTTTCACCGGGAGATTAGGGTCGGCAGCCATCCGACGGGCACCCTCCAAGATGACAGAAGCATCACCTAAACGGTTGACAGCTTTGAAGAACGCTTTCCGCGCTTCACCCTTCTGCAAATGCTTAGGGTACACATCCCAGAACTCATTGAATGATTCATTCACACCTGTTTGTGTGTTAAGTGGTTCTAGTTCTTCTGGTTCTAGTTCAGTGGTTATAGTTAGGTCGTCACTGGTGACTACCCCCCTCGTCATGGGTGATGACCCCCCCTCGTCACTGGTGACTACCCCCCTCGTCATCCGCAAAGTGTAGACAAGTGAGCTGTTGTGACGTTGTTTCTTCGTAATTGCCCCAAGCTCGACCAGCTCAGTTGCGGCCCTATCTACGGAACTCGGAGAGCAACCCATCTTGTCTGCGAGGGTCTCACGCGAGGGGAACGCCTCATGGGTTTGATTGTCCGCATATCTTGCGAGGACCGCATAGAGCCTGATGGCTTTGTCTGACAGCTTGGAGTAAATAATCCACTCAGGCATGATGCTGAAGCGGAACTCTGGTTGGAGTTTGTCGTTCATGTTTGTCCATTTCTACCGGCTTATCCCGTAGAATGGAATCAGCCAGTGGTCGATTCACTGGTTTTCTGAGAGGGTCGGAGTGTTTGGCTTCGGCCCTCTCTCTATTCTACACCTTAGCCAGGTGCCAGAATCTTAGCAACAACATCCGACACACGAATCAAAAACCCTCTAGTGTCCCTTGACGTCGCAGACGAACGCTTCATGTGAACCTTCCCCCCCGTGTCAATCACAACCTGGACCAAAGCATTCTTCCTGATAGTGAGGAACCCCTCGCCTGTAGGTCCAGCGAACGAATAGAAGTCAGCCTTGGAAATGTTCAACCCGGACGCCACCCACACACCACCGATTTCCTGCGCCGTCTCAATGTACAAGTTCCCGGTGTCGTGCGCCCTGTAATCTGTTTTCACTTCCACGGTTGACCCTGCCACCGACTCCAGGAAAGAACCGACAAGGTCCTCCCCTACAAGGCCACGCCGATAGTCAATGTCAAAGTCCGGTTGGTACCCGTCACGCGCCACGGTTCAAACTTCGTTCCTCACGGACAGACCTCATGGCCGCAGCCATCTGCTCATCCGTGAACGAATACTGCCGGACACGAGGCTCAGCCATCACCGGCTCATCGGACACTGGTGGCTCCTCCGGGTGAGTGTTGCGATACCACTCCCAGAACTGCTCCCCACGGTCATCAATCCTGTTGTTCTCGTAACGTGCAATCGGGTGACTGAAGTCCTCAAACATGAGGGCCTCCGGGTCAATGCCACGTTCTTTCGCCCAATCCACCATGGGTTCTTCCTTCCGTTAGAACGCTTCCTTTGCGTCGAACTCCACCCTAGACCCATCCGGCGACAGAATCCACCACTGAAACCTCACACAATCAAACACCGGCCGTGACGTGTCTTCCCAGTTGGACAGTTTGTGACCCCACCCGCGAGCGTCCCGAGCCACCTTCGACGTTGACTCCATCTCCCCGTTGTACCGTGAGCAAACCATCATGAGGTTGTCGACGGTGTCTAACAGTTTGGAGCCACCCATGCCCCTGTTAATCCTGTGGTGTGGCACCAGGTCATCCTCGCGCCCGCAATGCCAGCAGTAAGGGTCACGCCCTTGAACCTGTTTCAGAATCTTCTTCGGGATTGCCACGCCTACAGTCTACCTAAGTCACTTCCAGGCAGCCCCGCATCGGCGCGTACAAGCCGGAACAGCCTGCAAATAGTATGCGCTCGCATCCTGGAGGGTCGAATCTGTACGTACACACACCCATGTATATGTGTACAAAACGTTCCATGTATATATGGAAATCAGCATCCATGTATATACGGAAATTAGGTGTCAAAACTTTATCCTTGGTTACAGGATTCGTTACCCAAGGCTAACCCGATAACGTCACCTAATATCCGTACGGTCCCCTGTCACACCTGTTCAAAGGCGCGTCACCCTTCTCCACATCAAGGGCATCAAAATATGTGCCCTCAATGTTCTTCTCCAACTTGTCCATGAAACTCGAAGCGAAAGCCAACTGGTCAGCAACCTTTTTGTCAGGGCTTACCTCAGGGTGGTCGTAGTAGAAGTCCCACACCGTATCGAAAGCTTCACGCTGTATCCGCAGCTCCCGGGCGAGCAGGTGATAGCAGTGCGCCATCCCCGCCACGAACTGTTTATTATTAGGTGTCATAGTTTCATCTCCGCCTGCATAATCTTCGACATGGTGGCCTGCGCCATAATCTCAGACTCGATGGTTCGCAATTTCATTTTGATTCGGCTCACGTTAGCTTTCGCCAAATCTCTTTCAAAGCGTAAGTCCGCACACGCAAGCTTCGAACCCGCCTGCCGTTCAGCAACCGAGCCTGTGCCCGATATAAACGACCGAGCTTCTTCTTTGTCCAACGCAGATTCAGCTCCAGCCAAATCAATCTCAGCTTCATATAACGCCTCAACCCCTTTCCGGTTTGTTGCCGTCAACTCCTGCAATTCCTTGACTACGTCCAACGGATTCACTTAACACCCCCAAACGTTCTTGAAGATTCGCACGCCAAAACGCGGCTTCATTTGGGTTGTTTCTTTGCAGGGCTTGCAGGTACGCTTCCGCTAGTTCCTTCACTGATGCGAGAATCACTCTCGACTCGTTCGGCACGCGCTTTCACCCCTGTCAGGATTTCCTCGGAAGCCTTAGCAGCTTTCGCTTCTCCCCATAGTAAGCGCAACGCGTCCACGTCGGTCAGCTGTTCGGACTCTGCAACCCAGTCCCGTGTCACAGGTGTGACGCCTCTAGCGACTTTCGCCATCTCCGCAGCCGATGGTCCCTTGGAGCCTGCGAGCGCCCAACGAAGTGCGCGTCCCAGACTAGACGTGCAGGCGTTTTCTAGCGCACTAGTCTTGTTCGCCATGCCGACACCGTCAACTTCGAACGCCCACTCGGTCGCCTTTGGCAAATCTTTTTCCTGCTCATCAGCGTTCAAGTACACACGGGCCTCCACGACCCATGTCGACGCCGCCCGGTCCGCCGGTGTCGTGTGATTCCTCACCACACAACGGAGGTCAGGGTAAGCGGCAAGCGCCCTAGCGTGACGTTCCTCGACGGTTTCGTACTCTGACAGATTGAAATTAGCCATCACTTTTCCCTCACATAATTTGAAATTGCCAACATTGCTACATCGTTTGTCGACATTCCCTCTGCCTTTGCGAACGCTTGAAGCTGGTCATATAAGTCGTTGTCCAAAGTAATCAACATCATCGACATTGTCACCATAATCATTTCCCTTTCTTGATGACGAGCCACGGTGTACCGTTGCCCCTCGCTTGACGTGACGCAACCCGAACAGTCGCCTCACCTTCCTTGATGACACCGTGACGGGCTTTCCCCATCCGGTCCAACACTTCAGACTTTACCTGTAACAGTTCAGCTTCGGCAACATCGAACAACCTTTGCTTCTCCAGCAACGCCACACCAAGGTCATCCAAATCGACCTGGTCGTCGTCAATGTTCGGGTTCAACTGTCGTTGCGCCTCATAAGTTGCTTTGGACCCATCCCATTCAGGTTTCACAACCTGCTCCAGGTGGTCCCAGAACCTACGACACGCGGCAACTTGCGCTTCAGATTCGAACTCATCGAACTCGACAACGTGTTCCTGCCAGTTCCAGCCTGCAACCGCAACAACCGTCGCTGACTTCAACCCGAACACGGTCATGTAATGCATCACTTGCGCATGGTAAGCCGGTGGGAGTTCATACCACGACGACCTAGCAGTTTTCACCTCGACAACAATCCATTCGCCGGTTTCACGGTGACGTGCAAGGGCGTCGGGGTTCGCTAAGAGGTAAGGGTGTAACGGGTGACGGTATGTCCCGGCAAGGAAGATTTCGTATTCGGGATGTTCGACAGCCCACATTTTGAGGATGGGTTCCTCAAAGGCGTTACCGAAACGGACGGACCAGTTGTCGACAGGTGGGTCCACTATCTGCCCTGTACGTTTCGCCCACAACCCGAACGCGGACTCCCAAGGGTTCAACCCGAGGATGGTTCCCACGTCGGAACCGCCAACACCTTGACGACGCAACCCGTGCCATTCCTTCGTCCCAGACGCATGATTCCCCAACAGGGTCGCCTCGTTGAAAGTCGCATCAGTGAGTGTTTCGAAGTGTCTGTTATCTGTCATAAGCTTGAGTGTATGAGCAACCACAGACAGGAAGCATTTTACAGGCTAAACAATGCCATTGACAGTGTTGAGAGTGTGCCCTGCCAGGACCTCCCCGAAGTGTTCTTCCCCGATGACTTTCTGACAAAGGACATGAAAGAACAAGCCGCGCAGATGGCTCAGAAACTTTGCGCGACTTGCCCTGCCAGGTTTGAATGTTTCGAATATGCGATGGTGGCTAAGGAACGGTTCGGTGTGTGGGGGGGGACTCTCCCGTCCGACCGCTAACCGTCCTCGTCGATGTCTTCGAACTGTGTGGCAATAGCCCAAGCGTTGAGGTGTAACCGTAACGCGTGAGCCTGTGTCCTGGTCAGCGATAATGTGCCGCGTTCTTCTAACGCCCACACGTCATCGCGGAGGCGAATGTTGACGTCTCGCCCGTCCGAATGTAAATCCATCATCGTGTCACTCCGTTCGTTAGTTTGATTGTTCCCCAGGCGACCAAGCCCAAGCCGATAAGTGTTGCACCGTTGATAGGTGCCAGCGGGTCCACCATCCCGGGCGCGAACAAGAATCCCGCGCCTAAGACCACAAGAACCCAGCCGGTCATAATGACACCCACAGGATGATTGCGCCCGTCAGAATGGCACACAAGACCAGTGACCACCCAATGAGAGACCCGTGAGTCTTCGTCGGCCGCAGTTCGCGACGTGTCACCTGCAACGCAACATGGTCAGACGCCCGACGGGGTTTTGGTTCGCCGAGTGTCGCCAGTTCGATGTTCTCCCACGCGGTCAACACCTTCGCAAGGAAGGCTCCGTCGCGGACGATGAGGTTCATCAGGTATGCCGGGACTTCGTCTGCGTTGGTTTTGTACCAGCGGACAATCTGGTCCACCTGTTCTTGCTGTTCAACTTCGATGTTCTTGTAGTAACCCATGCTGTGTTCCTTTCGAAAATGTGTTCGAGTCCCCCTTCCGAGGGACTCGAACATCTGTTCTACTGTTTGATATCCCCGGCAATGTCTTCGAGGATGGTGGCCAGGTCGTTGACCTGGCTGGCCGCGTCTTCGGCGGTGATGTCTCCGGCGTTCAGCTGGTCCTGGACCTTGATGAGGTTTTCCCCTAGTGATACGAGGCGGGTGATGTCTGGATATATGTTCATGATTTCCTTTCGTTGTTACTCACACGGTAGGGGACGGCAGCCGTGATTCGCAACATTGTTTGGTCACGGTTAGGTAACGGTGTTTCATAGCAACATATTAGTGTATGGTCGTAGACATCAACGAGGAAGGAACAACATGGACGACATCGACCCATGGGAAGACGAACGCTACTGGAAAAGCATCCTCCGGGCGCAAGAAAACCCAACCGAAGAAGACACCGAATAACCCTCAACAATCACTGGAAGGTGCTTTACAATGGACAACATGACATTCCAACATCACGCATACGACGACATGTCCGTCGAACAACTCGCATCAATCCGCGAATACGGACTCGAACGCGTCCACGTCGTCACCGAAGTCTTGAAACGACAAGTCAAAGAATCACACAGCCGTGGCGTCAACATCAAGAAACTCGCACGACAAGCGGGAGTCACCCGCCCCACCATCTACTCCTGGCTCGCAGAATAAGAAAACCCCCCAGTGGTAGACCGGGGGGTTTTCAAGCAACTACGAAAGGAAGTGGCTGTTTAGAGTGTAGCACTCATTGGCAGCTCTCGCAGTTCAACAAGTCCATTGGGTCCACGGGAATCTGGTAGCCGTCTACCTGGTCGAGTTCTTCCATCAGGTTGATGTCGGCCATCACTTGCCCGGCTTGTCGTAAGTCAGCACCGAGGTGAGCAAAGACATGATTCCTGCGAGGGCAGACACCGAAGCGACCTGTGTCCAGTCCACATCGAGCAGGCCAACAGCTCCCACGCCGATAGTTGCGATAGCAACCTGGGCGACAGTTTTCACGGAACGCTCCCCAGCGAAACCCCAATACTCTTTCAATTTATTCATCAAAGTTACCTTCATTCTTATGTAGTTTCGTGGATTCCCAAGTTGCCCCGAAAATGTACGATGTCAGAATCAAGCTTATCAAAGCAACGCCGCCCGCAACCAAGTCGCCCACATCAGACATCAAACCAAAAAGAACCGCAACCGAGCTTGCAACCAACATGAGCGCTCCAATGGTGAATGAGGCGAAGATATAACGGCGACGATTCTTCCAAGAAGGATGAGACATGATGAACTTTAGACCTTTCAAATAGGAGTCAATGAGTTGTGAGATGCGCATAAATTATCATCGGGTCATCACAGCTATCAGCGGGGATACGATGGCGGCTAGGAATCCGAACCCGCCAATGGCTTGCCACATCCGCATCTCCAACTTCCGAATCCTGGTCTCGTGGTCCTCAATCTTGTCCTCCGTGTCCGGCAACGAGTTAGCGATTTTCTCCAGCAGACGGCCCTGCCGTTGAACCTCAGAATATATATCCCGCATTGAGACCCTTACCGCTCCCGTTTCGTGTTCGTCGGTCACTTGACTGCCCCCCTAAGCCGTTTGAAGCCACGTTGGAGCGCAGCGGAGGGTGTCCATTTAGGTGCAGGCTTTGCGGGTTTCATCGGCTCCGGCCTCACCGGCTCAGGTTCGACAACCTCAACAACAACAGGCTCAGGGACCGCAGGAGCCTCTGTGACGAGATAAGGGACCGGGTCCGTTGTGTCGCCCCAGGTGCGACTGTTGCGTAGCTCCCAGTGCAAGTGAGGCCCTGTAGAAGCGCCCGTGTTCCCTGAGTAAGCAATAATGTCTCCGGTTTGTACCGTGTCCCCCACAGCCAATTCAGAAGCCTTAGCCAAGTGGTAATAGACCGTGTGCCAGGTGCCTTCATGCCGGATAATCAAGTTATGTCCTGCGGAGGATGTGCGCGCCTTATGTGCGACAACACCATCAGCGGGTGCCGTTAGCCGTGTGCCTGTGGGCAAGGCAACGTCCACGCCGTGGTGAAAAGTTCTTTTCCCTGTGATGGGGTGTTTCTTCCGCCACCCGTAGGGGGACCGGGTGTTGATTGTGTAACCGGAAGGCCAGGGTTTAACTAATTTCATTAGTTGCTCCTCCCGTGAAAGTTGTACACGAAAACGTGACGCCCCCAAAACACATCAACGGTAAAGTGCCCGAACCTCTGAAGCAAAACACCCCACTGTCTTGTACCGCCCACCTGAGGATGGTAGTGGATGTAGTGGACTCTCCCGAACCCGAGGTTT